TATTAACTATGTTTCCTATATTAGATGAAGAAGAATTACAATCTCCTTTTAAAACAAAAGGAGTAACACAGTTAGAAGCATTACTAGAAAAAATAAAAACAATAGAAAAACAAGATAGTATGTTAAAGAGAATAAAAAATTAATCCTCACTGTCATCATCTAACATAAAGTCTGCCCAATCATATGCTGATTTCTTAACATCATGCATACGACCAACCCCTCGACCACCAGAGAGTAACCCAGCTAGAGCTTGTCCAGCTAGGTATCTCCTTGTAGTCAGGGGTTTTATTGTTCTAGGGTTACGCTTACGCTTGGTAAACTTCTTAGCCTCATCCTCTAGACTTAGATGCCTCTTGTCTTTCATTCTTTTTTACCCTCTCTAGGTTTCTAAAGTAGGCTATATTAAAACCGTACTCCCAGTCTCTATTATTTTTACTATTAATAGGATAAGGATTACCAAGAGTACCTTTACGAAAAGCTAACTTACCTTCTTCAAATGGTTTCATTTGTGAACCTCCTTATATTTACTGATTAATCTTTCTAAATACCATTCACATTTATGTAGATCTTCTAAGCCATTCTTGTATTCAAACCGCCACAGGTACTTAAGTACAGTACCTGCGTGGTAGGCATATCTTTTATCTATCGTAGATATTAAAGCCTCAATAGCTTCTATACATTCTAGACTATTCTGATTGTAGTGTAATGGTTTACTAACAGGATTAAAATCCACATCACTTTTTAGACTTTTCTGCATCTTTCTTTTCACCCTCAGTTGTTTCAGATTTTAGTGAGTTTTTTAACTGCTCAATTCTTGCTTGACCTACTTGTTTTAAACAGTCAAGTTGATGATTAATTTGAGCTGCTTGTGCAGCAATACTATTTGTGACTTTTAAATTTAAGTCTACGAGATTAACCATAGCCTTTTGTTCATCTGTCATATCATCAATTGCGTACTCAGCATCATCAATTGTAATTTTATTTTCTTTATCTTCACTCATTTTAGTTCTCCTTAGGCACTGATGTCTACAATTTCACACACCTCGCCAGTGCAAGCAAAGGTTTGTGATGACTTAGTTGTGTCTTCAGCTTCAAACTCTGATAGCTTAGACCAATCTATTTTCTTAGGCATAATACTTTTTAATATACCATAATCTTTCTTATGACAATCCTGATAAGGTGGTTGTTGGTATATATGATCATCGTGTGGTAAAAAAGACACACCACTTATTTCATCAAAATTTTCCCAAACAAAATTCTCTACAGATGTCCACTCTCCTTTCTTAACTGTTATTGTAACAGATGGTTTGTGTTCTGTCCAGTGTCTTTGATAAATTAACCACATATTTAATTGCTCAATAGCAGTCATATCATTTCTTGTTACTGATTTAGGTGGTGCTTGTACAGGAAAACTAAAGATAGTTGTACTGTCTTCCTTTCCAATAACAGGTTCAGATGGTATACCTTGAGCTTTCATAAACTCTGTTAAAGGATCATTGTTATCTGCTCTTACTGTACGTATGTAGTATTGTGAGTGCCTGGCGTGTATTCCAGATGCACTATCTACAAGTTGACTTACTGTACCACTCGGTTTAACACAGGTAATAGCAGTAGAAATAGGTATGTCTAAACGCTTTGCCCATTCAGCATTTGTTTTAATAGCAACACTCTTTAGATGTTCTAATGTTTTACTTAAGCCCTTGTTTGCTGAAGTCATAAGAGGGTTGTCCATAATACCTGTAAGGCTCACACCAAGTAGCCTTTCTTCTTCTGTATTGTTTTGCCATATCTTACGTAGGTATGGAAACTTAGTATAGGTAGACTGAATAGTACCTAGTATAGTAGCAAGCCTAACTTTATTTGCTAAAGAATCAAGATCATCTGTTGCTCGTATAACTACCTCAGTAAGGTTACAGAATTGATATGGCCTTAGTATTATTTCACTGCAAGGATTAGTACCAAAGTCATGTTCAACATCTCTCCTACCATTCTTAGCAGCTTGAGCTTTACTTGCCTGTCTATTGAAGATACCACGTTCTCCATTACTTGATTTCATTAACGCTCTCCACTCGTCCTTAAATGCACCTTCATCAGGCCTTTCAGTATAACACACTGAGTTATTAGATAGCTGACGTTGACTATTTAATTTCCAAAATTCTCCATCTTTTGCGTGTCTCATTCTATCATCAGTAAGATTAGATAGTGAGATCATTGCTGATCTACGTACACCACCTACAACTACTACTTCTCCTATCTTACACATAAGATCATGGCACTCAATAGAGTTAAGCTTTCTTTTCTGGGCATTCGTAAAGATACTAACAGTAAAATTAAATAGATCAATTAGTGGAGCAGGTCCAGATGCTCTGCCACCAAACGTCTTAAGACGAGCACCAGCAGGCCTAACGAGAGTTGTGTCCCACTTGGGTATCTCACCTGCATACAGCAAGGCTATGACCTGTCTGAGGGCTTTAGACCACCCTTCCTTACTATCTTTAACGACAATAGTTGTATCACTATCAAATAACTCTGGTACTTCAGGTAGTTTATTTATGTATTGACGCTCAACACTGAAGCCTACACCTGTACCACACAGTAGTATAAACATAGCTTCATCAAAAGATTTAACATCATCTACTGGTAGATAACTACAGTTATACATACAAGTATTGTCTCTGTTTGCAGCTGCACCAGCAGTCATAAGAGATCTCATGCTAGGCATAACATCAAGATTAAGTATAGCTTCTTCTAATTGTTTAGTAACTTTTGAACCAGAAGATAGTGGCTTTACTACATTAGTAATATATCTATTCACTGTTTCCGGCCAGCTTTCCCTACGGTTTTCTTCTTCTATCCACCTCGCATATCTTGATGTGTGTATGAATGCTTGGTAGTCTGTTGGTAACATATTACTCATCTGTAATCTCCACTTCCTTTTATTACATTACGTGCCATACGGCTATTTAATTTATTAAGATTGTTCTGTGCTACATCTTCCATGTTTATATTTAAATCATTACACATAGCAGCAATGTACCATAGCACATCACCTAACTCATCTGCTATTGCTTGCTTAGTCTCAGGTGAAAAGTG